GTCTTCGACGCCCGTGACAAAAAAGCGCTCCATCGCGTCGACAGTGCGTTGCCGCCCGGTGGCCATCCCGCGTTGCGTGGCGGCCGCGACCGAATCGGGGTTGGAATTCGGCGCATGGACCGTAATCTCCGTATGGTTTTCCACCTTGACGGGGCCACGACCGCTGGGCGCGCTGGCTTGGGTCACCGAGCCGCCCGATACAAACGGCATGGGCTGCCCGCTGATGATGGCCCGCATCGCCGGCCTGTCAGCCAGCGCAGGCCCGCGCTTTGGCGAGGTCATGATTGCCATAGTCTCCTCGTCTGGCCCATCGGGAACGAGGCCCTTGAACCAATTCTTGGCCTTCTCAACCTTGTCCGAGATCCAAGTTTGGATAGCGGTGCCGATTTCCTTAATCTTGGCGATCATCCGCTCGCCCATGTCAGAGAAGAACTTTCCGAGACCCTCGAAAGCGTCACGCCAATGCTTAAAGGCGCCGTCCCAATCGCCTTTGAACATGGCGATAACGCCAAGCACAATGCGCTTCCAGAACTCCCAGATCGCCTCGATGTATTCGAGAACGGGACCGAAGAACGTACCATTCGCGGCCTGACGCAGACGCTCCCAGCTGTTCGCCAGGAAGGTGTTGATTTCGTCCCAATAGTCCCAGATCAACAGCAAACCGGTCAGGATCAAACCGAAGACGCGTGCATACGGATTTGCCATGACCGCCCGCCACAGCAGCGGAATTGCGGTCCTGGCCAGGAACATGATCAACCCCCGAATAGGAGCGAGAATTTTCCAAAGGCCATACACCAGGACGGAGATAGTCCCCCACTTCTTAATCCAAGGCCCAAGCTCTTGGCCAGCGCCGCCGAGCAGGTCCTTGACGTAGATGAGCGCGCCCTTCACCGCGTCGATCTCGTCTCGCCATTCCTCCACGCGGCCGATCAGCTCGCCCGTTACCGAGACGTCGCCACGAAGCCATCCAGCGATGTCGTCGCCTATCAAATAGATCGTAGTGAGGATGGCCGCCATGCGCAGCAACGGGGCCAGCGTCCGACGCCACAAGGCAAGCATCCGCAAAGCGCCAGCAGGACCGCGACGCAAGGCCATGGCGCTATCAAGTCTTAACACTGCGCGCGCAGCGCCAATCAACGACCGCGTCAGGCCGCCAGATTGGAACGTAGCCAAGCGCAGCCACCCAAGCAGCTTGACCAAGCCCCAGGACGCGCCCGTCAACGCCAAGACCTTGACCAGCGTGGCGATGTTGTCAGCCATGAACTCGATCGACTTGGTAACACCGAGCACCACCGTGCGCCCCGCGGTCAGCGTCTTGCCAAAGAAGCGCTGGAAGGCGTCATTCCATACCGTCATCGCGTCTGCGACAGTGACGGGCATGCTCTCGGCCTCGATACGCATCTTGGCCAATTGAGACTGCAGCGCGGGTAGGAAGCGGTCCGTGGTGACCTTGCCCGCTTTCACCTGTTCAAGAAGTTTGTCCGTCGTAATTTTGAGGCCATCAGCCAAAGCCACCTGCAGGCGGGGAGCCGCACGCATGAGCGTGCCGTACTCGTCCATGCCCATCTTGCCCTGCATGATGGCTTTGGTCAGGGACGAAATGACGGATTCCTGGTCTTGCGCCTTGGTGCTGGATAGCGCCATGCCCAGAGACAGGCTCTCGGTCACGTCCACCGTGTCTTGCGTCGTCTTGCCAAGATCGGCCATCGTGCGCCGCGTGCGCACAAATAGCTCAGCGTTAGAGGCATAGGACTTGTATGACACGCGCGAGATCCGCGCCAGATCCTTGTCGACCTCGGCGTACTCCTGCGCCGTGCTGGTCGCCTGCCGCATCCGCGCTTCCATCTGGCCCCAGGCGTCGATATCACCAAAGATGCGTTTGACCAAAGAAACGCCCAGCACCGCGCCAATGATCCCGCGCAATCCAGAGAATGCGCTTTGCTGCTCCTTGATTGCGCGCACGCCTTGCCACTGTGACCTCGTCAAGCGGTCCTGTGCCTGCCGCGCGTCCTGGATTCCGAGGCGAATCCCTTGCCACGTGCCGATGCCGACCTCGCGCACAGTGTGCAAGCCGCCCCGAACCCGCCCTATGAGCCCGTTGTAGGCACCCTGAATTTGCGAGAACTTGCCGCGCGCGCCCGCCGCATCAACAGGAAAGGAGACGGGCCGTCCGCGCTCCGCGGTTACCACCGGCCTGCGTGGCGCCACCGGCGCCTGCCGGGGCAACGCCATAGACGAGGGAGCCGCGGGGACAACGGGCGCGGGCGCCGGCGCCGGCGGCAAGTGTTGCGGCAACACCGCCGGCCGAGTGGCCTCATCGACGTTCGGAGTATGCGAAGCCGGCGGCCGCTGCGGCGCAACAGGCACCGGCATAGGCCGAGGTGCCCAAGCGCTTGGATGCACACCGGCGCCTACTGCAACCTGGCGCATGGCCTGGACAGTCTTCGCGCTGGCCGCGCCCATCGCTGCCTGTGCCGCCTGATAGGCCTGCTGATACTTCTTCAGCCCGGCCTCATCCACCTCGTAACGCAGCAGCGTCACCAGTTCGCGTACCGTAGTCATCGCTATCCCATTTTCCTTTGCGACGCCGCCTGCGCGGCCTCCTGCGCGTCCATCAGCGCGTTCAGCTTCAAGATATCCAGGAGATCAACGTCGCCGCGCTTGACGGCATCCAGGCTGAGGTGGCGGGCCAAAATGGGCCGCCAGATGATCAGCTCTCGTTCGAAGCCTGCGTCAAACCGCCCGACAGGCTCGCCAGCTTCGCGCGGGCCGGACCAAAGCGGCCGGCCCAACGCGCCAAAGGGCCGGCGAAGTTGTGCTCAAGGATGTGATAGAGCAGCTCCAGGATTTCCGAAAAATCGGAAAAGGCCACCCCGCGATGGGCCGGCGTCAGCTTCTGCGGATCGCGGCCGGCCAGCTCGAATGTGACCAGTTCGGAGTCAATCAGACGGTCCGCCCAGCCCGCCAGCGCGTCGCCGCCCAGCCGTACCGACAGATCGCGAAACGCCTGCAGCATTGCCTGCTCGTCCTTGGCTTGCGCTTCACCTTCGCCGCCGAACACTGCCGCCAGCATCGAACCCGCCGCCGGCAGTACTTCCTTTTGCAGGTCGCCTAGCAGCTTCAGTTGGCGGAACGGATCAAATCGAGAAATGCGAAAGATCGTGGTGCCGATCGTGACTTGTTTGCTGGCGCTCATTAGGTGTTACCCCCCACAACGTTGATCGACGGTCCGGTTTCAATCGTCCACTCACGATTGCCAACCTTGGCGCCGTATCCAGCGTCCGGCATCTTCACGACCCAGGCCGAATCCGAGGCGTGCAGCGAAGTGCCGCGCAGATCGGTGATGGCCACCGGCACTGCGCCGTTGCCATCCGTCGATTTGTCGGCCTGGTGCAAGGCCGTCAGCGCCGCATTGCTGGCGCTGGTTTGCATCAGCGTGACGGTGATGCGCAGGCGGGAGTCCCGCGACATGGAGCGGGCCACCTCGCCGTCGACGCCGGCGACGGACGAAATACCCTCGCCGATTTCAGTCACCGTCACAAAGGTGTCTTCGGCCAGGCCCGACAGGGGCAAAGCCCCCATAACAATCTTCACCTGATTCGGTGCGTAGGTTTTAACGGACATGCTTATGCACCCCGATTACAGTTGTTGATAGGTCAGGTTGCCTTTGATTTCGGCAACATGGATTGCGCCAGCCAGGCGGGCACTGAATTTCAGGTCCCGCAAGATCCGGTTCGCTTTGTCGTTCGACGAAATGCTGGCCGCGCGCAGCACAGTGATGACAAAGCCCGGAATCTTCCGGCCCGCGTCGTCGATTTCATCCGGCGCGATCAGCCCTCGGCTCTGTCCCAGCATCAACGCCTGCCGGATGCCGTTCACGATGACCTGAATGCCCTCGTCGGTGTACGGCACCTTGCCGTCAGCGTTGATCAGCTGCGAGGCAACGTTGATCTTGACCTGCTCGGCCAGCCAGTCACGGCCACGAATGACGTCGATCCATTCGCCCGCCGCGACCTTGC